CCATCATCTCGGCAATCAATTCGCTGAACGACGCGCTCGACAAGAACAACGGAATCTTCATCACCCTCCGCGAGACCGTCAACACCTTCACCGTCATGTTCCAGTCATGGACGGCTGAGGTTTCTTCGGCGTCTGAGGACTGTTTCGGCAGCGTGGAGGAGGACGCGTCAACGACGCTCAGTGCCTTTGACGAGCTTGCCGGAGGCGCTGTCGCGGGCTTTACGCTCATCAACGAGGTGCTGACCAACTTCGAGGCAACTGCCATCGGCGTCTTTGATGCTGTCGGCAAGTCGGTAGGCGGCTTCATCGCCCTTGTGCAGGCTGTCGTCCATGACGCGGTAACGCTCTTCAATTATCTCGGCGACCGCATCGGCAGTACCGCCCACAAGCTGGTGGAGCTCGGCTCTGCCGTCAAATCTCTTGATTTTGACGGCGTGAGAGAGACTCTCTCGAGCATGACCACAGTGCCCGAGATGGAGGCAATGCAGACCGGAACCGTCATGAAGGCGGTTTTCTCGGACGTCAAAAAATCCGCGGCGGCGACGGGCATGTCTCTCGAGGCGGCAACCTCCGGCGCATGGGAGAAAGGCCAGCAGGCGGCGATGGCGTACTTCGCGAAGGTTGACGAGGCGAAGAAGAAAGCACGGTCAGCCGAGGCTGAGGCGGCAAGGATTTCCGGCAAATCGTCGCGCTCCTCGATGCTCGCGCCTGCCGCCGCGTCGTCATCGTCAAAGTCCTCCGGCACGTCAGCCGCGGACACTGAGCTGAAGAAGTACGAGGCTATGCTCAAGGCTGAGACCGCAGCGAAGCAGAAGCAGCTCTCTGATGTGGAGCAGATTGCCGCGAGGTATCAGGCAAAGCAGGACGAGCTTGACGCGCTCAAGACCGTGTCGGCGGAGAAGCGCAACGCCCTTGAGGTGCTCCTTGAGGAGAACAAGAACGCCGAGATTGAGGCGCTCCGCACAAAGGCTCATGAGAACCTCATCAACGCCTACGGCACTGAGCAGGAGCAGGCACAGCTCGCGTACACGAAGGAGCTCGAGGAGCTTCAGAAGGAGTACGACGAGAAGCTGATCCTCGAGGACGAGTTCCAGAAGGCGAAGCAGGCTCTGAAAGACCAGTACCTCTTCGACGAGAAGGGGCAGGTGAAGAGCAAGGCGGCGAAGGGCGGAGACGCGAAGAACAAGTTCTCCTCGCTCGGGCAGATGCTCGGCATTGACTCAAAGGAGCTTCAGGGCTACGAGACCATGCTCAACGGGATCGCCTCGGCATTCGGCAATATCGGCGACGCCATCACAGCGACGGGCGGAGACGCGCGCGCGGCATTCGCGATTCAGAAGTCCTTCGCGGTCGCCTCCGCGATGCTCAACTGCTACGCGGCGTGGGCAAAAGCTTTGGGCACTTCGGCGACATGGTACGACGCGATAGCCAACTACGCCGCCGCCGTCGCCATGACGGCCGGCATCATCTCGCAGGTCATGAGCGTCTCGATGCACGACACCGGAGGCGTCATCAAGCCGGGAGAGCTCGGCATTGTCGGCGAGCGCGGCGCGGAGCTGATTTCCGGAGGCACGACAGGCGTGTCGGTTCAGTCGCGCGTGCAGACTGCCGACATGATGCGGAACGCGGCAAGGCCTCAGACGACAGTCAACCTCATCGAGAACAGCGAGCGCGCCGGGGAGACCGAGGAGACCGAGACCGAGGACGAGCACATCATCAACCTGTTCGTCTCGCAGATCCGGAACGGGGGCAAAATGAGCGGCGCGCTTGAGCGTTATTACGGCACAAAGAGGGTAGGCGCATGAAATTCAGATTCTCATTCCCGAGGTTCGCGCTGACTCCGCTTCAGAGCGGCTTCACGGTCGACTTCAAGCCGAATCAGATTGTGTCGAAATTTTATTCCGGCAGGTACCGCAACCGGCTGGTGACATCAGGCGCGCCGGTGCAGATAACCGCAAAGTTCCTCATCGGCTCGAATGTCCAGAGCGACTACGTCTCATCGCTCACTGACCGCTTCGGCAGGACTGTGGAAGTCTGCACATGGGATTCAGCTGACAGGGTCTACCGCTTCAACCAGCTTAAATACCTCGGCACCTTCGGCATCCTCAGCCCGTTTACGACCACGTGGAACAGCACCCTGCATTTCCTGCCGGACGACTGCGGTCAGCTGGTGTACCAGGGGCTGACCGGCGAGATGTCAAAGACGCTCAAAATGAGGACTCCGCAGGGCGACTGGTGGAACGTCTCGATGAAGCTTGCCTGCCTGTGGTGCTCGCCGCTCCTGAACGCGTTTCATGGCGTGAAGGAGTTCCCTGCCGGGATTTACCCGCTCCAGCAGTCCTTCAGCGTTTCGGAGAAGCCTGTGGCGGCGGAGGGCGGCCTGTACCGCGAGGTGCAGAACTCGGCGGACTGCCGCGACATCTCACTCAAATTCCTGCTCAACTCCGCGGACTACCTCCGGCTCATCGGCTGGTACATCTCAGACCTCGGCGAGGGCACGCTGCCTTTCACCTTCGACTTCTCATCGCTCATCGCCCTGCCGGAGCAGTGCGGAGTCCTGACCGGCATGTCCGCCGCCCTGCATCACAGGGACGCGCAGGACACATGGTGGAACGTTTCCATGAAAATCCATTCGGAGGACTACCTGTGAAGCTTGATGTGCTGAACGCGACCGGCGATTATCTTCCGGTCATTACCCTGACTTTTACGAACCATCAGAAGGCGTCTGCTGACGACCTGCGGCGGCTCGGATACTCTGACAAGGCGAAGGCTGCCTTCGTTGCTGACTCGGCGTCATCGCTCATCGAATCGCAGGTGCAGGAATGCTGGCAGAACAAAGAGGAGCTTCAGTTCAGGCTCATTCTCGCGAACGCCCTCGACATGGCGGACAATGACAGCCGCTATATCCCCTGCGTGTTCTCGCTCTCGATGCCGAAGGCGTCGAATGACGGCAACGTCTCGCTCTCAATCTCGATACAGAATAACTCTCAGGCGATAATGAGCCTCTGCGACTACTACGCGAAGAGCCGCTATCCGGTATTCGTCACGCTTGAGCAGTGGGATCGCCCTGCGGAGAAAGGCAAGAACCTCGGCGAGCTGCTGTCGTCATTGACTTTGTACGTTGAGTCCGTCGAGGTGGGAAAGGACGAGACCGCCTTCTCCTGCTCGTTCGGCGACCTCATCAACAGCAAGTACCCTGCCATCATGTACACCGCGCAGATTGCGCCGGGGCTGAAGTATGCGAACCAGCTCTGAGACTGACCTCGTCAACTTCGCGCTGACGCATGTGCGATACCGGCTCGGCGGCAGGGAGTTCCCCTTCCTTGACTGCTGGGGGTTCTGCCGCTGGTTCTACCATGAGCGTTTCGGGATTGAGTTCCCGGCGTTCCTGCCGCTGAGCAAACAGGAGGCTCTCAACACGCCGCCGGAGCTTGCGCACATCCGGCAGATTGCGGAGCCGCAGGACATCTGCATCTTCGGGCTTGTGTCGGGCATGGGGATCTTCCACTCCGGCATTTACATTCACGGGAAATTTTTACACGACAGCCGCTTCGGGTGCCAGCTTGCTGACAGCCTGCCGTGGCACAAAGCCTGGTTCCAGGCTGAGGAGTTACTATGATTGTCGACATTTACGCCTCCGGCACTGACTGCATCATCGAGAGCAAGGAGTACACGGGCAAGGCCTTGACGGTCGCCGACCTCCTTGCCGAGTGCGCGCCGGACATGAAAAAGGATCTGCCGCTTGCCTTTGAGCTTGACGGCGCACCTGCCGACAGGCACTCGATGCTCAAAGGGCATGCGAGGCTCGCGATCCGCCTCCAGCCCTGCGATTACGGCGTCTCGTTCATCATAATGGCGATTATCGCCGCCGCTGTCGCTGTGTACGCCGCCGTCATGATGGCAAGGATGAAGAAAAAGCAGAACGCCAACGACCAGAACGCAGGCTCGTCAATCTACGATCCGAACATTCAGGCAAACAAGGCGAAGCTTCTCTCGCCGATCCCCCAGCAGTTCGGGTACATGAAGCGTTTCCCCGACTACCTCAACGAAAGGCACAGCTTCTACCTCAACAACAAGAAGTATGAGACTCTGCTGCTCAGCCTCGGCATCGGCTGGTTCGATGACTCGGAGACCTACATCGGCAATATCCCGCGCGAGTCGCTTGCCGGGAAGTCGTTTGTCAAATATTACGATCCGGGCGAG